CCAGAAACTCCGTCCTTCGGGCTAGATCGCGCACTTGGCGCATCAGTTCCGCCCGCCTTCCGAATGACATCTTCGCCACCGTGAACTTCACGCCGCTCGCTACCCGCGACTCGACGGTGGCCACACTTTCATAGATCATGGCAGCTCTCCCTCCCTACGCAAACGCCACCGCGATTTCGTTGTTCACCGTTCCCTGCGCCCTCGACGATCGGAATTTCCATTGCAGGCGATTCTTGCTGTCGTCGAATTCCGGGACCACCGGAATCACGTTCGGTAAATACACGCCGACTAGCTGCCCCTGCGCCTCGCCCAACTGGAACATCACGCTGATCGGCGCTTGCTGCCGCGCCGCCTGATATAGCCCTTGCGTGTTCGGATCGTTCTGGCTGTAAAGCTCGAACGCCGCAGTCACAGTCCGCTCCCCGGGCGATATCGCTTGTGGAAGGCTCGATCCGAATTCTTTGAACCTGGTATCCAACCCGTTTTTCATCACCACCGATGCCGACGTAATGGTGAAGAATTGTGTCGGCGCCGTTCCAAGCCATGCCTCCCCAAGATTCCCTGGGATGATCGTATAGTCGAAGGCGCCCACAGTCGGCTCGGCGGGAAAAGTCTGTAGCGCCGCGCCCGGGTTGCTGGCAAAGGTGACGCTGTCCACCACGTCCTGCGCCTGGCCGCTGAACCGGAATTCGTGGTAGTCGCCGTTCAGATCGATCTCCATCTGGTCGACCGCGCCTCCACACAGCAATCGCTGGACCGCCGTCGAAGGGTCCCAGTAATCGAAGATCCCTACGCTTGGTAACTCGGTCGCGGGCGCGTATGTAACTGCCGCTCCCACCGTTGCGCCCGGCGCCGGCGCCGCCGTGAACGGAACATTTAGTTGAACCGTCCCTGCGTCGACGATTGTCGCCACGAATCGGATTTCGCCCCCGCTGCTCACTGCCTGGCCGGCCGAGAGCCCATGCGGGGCGGCGAATGCCAGCCGGCCGTTCCCGGTTGCGCTTGCGGCCGTTCCGCCCGCGAAGGAGGCCGGCGTACCGCCCATCGCTGCCTGGAACAACGGGCCGTAACTCGGATTACTTGTCCCCTGCTGCCAGTTCGTCAGCAGGGTCCGCACTTCAAAGCTGGTCTGTCGCCTGCCCCCAGCCGGCACACCCGTAAACGTTCGGCTGCCCGTCTTGTCTTTGCGGTCTGTCACCTCAAGCTGCTGTCGGACCGTCAGCTTCAACGCCGGAATCCGGTTCGCTGCCGTAATCGCCGGAACCTGTCCGTACGCGCCTTCCAGCGCCGTGTAGAACCGGTTTGCGTTGGACGAAATATAGGAGGCCATATTAGCTTCTGCTTACTCCAATCTCGAACGTGATCTTTGCCACCTGTTGAAAGTTCTTGCCGCCGTGCTTCACGGCCCCGAAAACCGCTTGGTATTCGCCACAGTAAAACATGCCGTTGCCCCAATCGCCGCGGTTTGCATGCAGTACTTGCAGAATTGCATCCACGTAATTGTCCAGTGCGTCTTGTAGCCCATCCAGACGATCCTGCGAGTGCCGTAACTCCACCGTCGTTTGTACATTTCCGGAAAAAGTCCGAAACTTCTCCGCCAGGCTGTTGACAATCTTTTCGCAGTAGACATTTACCGCGGGGTACTGCATGGTGTTGCTCTGATCGGCAATGTCCGGCGCTGCGTTCTGTGCCCGCACCTGGGCACGGTTTAGCGGAATCAGCGGCTGCCCGTTATCTTGTAGGGAGTCGCTTAAATAGGAATTGACGCCGCTTGCCCCCGTGAGAAGCTCTATCGTTTGGCCCGTAATCAGGCTTCCGATTGTTGTCGTCATTAACCCCTCAAAATAACGCGCGGCAAAGGCATCAGGCAGTTGGGCGATTGCCCCCAGCCTGGTCCAGTCCCACCGCCCGCAATCGTATTCGGCTGCACCCACGTCTGCGAAACTGCTATCGGCGATGCGTTTTGCCGTGACAACGCGTCTGGATCGCTGCCAACATATACATTCCAGCCCGTAGCGCCTGCCGGCGCCGCGGTTGGCTCTACCAAAAGCGTGCTGCCTGCCGTTGTAATGGTCGTCGGTGTCGATGGTGCGCCTTCTTCTCCTTTTCCATTGACCCAAGTCATCGACACATAATAGGTGCTATTGGGCAGGCTGCCGCCCGCGCTGACTACCTGGGGTTGTTTGGGGCGCGGGACCGGAGACCACGCAATTCCGATCCCCATCAGCAACAGCCGCTCGTATGCCCATCGGGACCGCTCGTGAAACTGGCCTCGCTTCGCCGCGTACCGATCGTTCAATTGACTCGAGTACGCATCTCCGTAAACCAACTCCAAAGCACGGAATGTGTGCCAGAGCTTGAGCGCGGGTGTCACCACCACGTTGTCGATCTGCGGTCGCGCGTTTAGCCAGAATGCCTGCTCTGCGCCTCTGGACCCGCTCAGCAGTGTGCTGATTTCGAGCGCGAGTTCTTCCTGCGCCAGAGCCAGCTTCTGAGTCACGTCGATACCCTCGACGTTTGCCACATTCGATAATTGTGTGTCCTGCGCCGTCAGGTCTTCCATGCCTGACATAAGACCGTCCGTAAACAGAGCCATATGTCTGCCTAATCCCTGGCGGTTCTGGCTCCGCCCTTCAGCTTCTTCATGTCGTCCGTCAATCTCTTCAATTCGTCGGACGATACCATCGTGACTTCCAGTTTGGCTGCTGTTGCAGCGTCCTGCGCGGCCCTATACGCCGCTTCCTGCGCTTGCAGGAATGCCGCCGCCTGGTCTGCCTGTGCCATTTCCGCGGACCCTTCCACGATCATCTTGGCTGCCAGGTGCCGCGGCACCTCCACCAGTACGCCCTTCTTGCCGCCGTCGTCCGTCCCCAGGCTGCTCACCACTGCGAACGGAGTGGTTATCGTCGCTTCCATCGCCCGGATCCTATGGTAATACGTCTTCACATCCATTCGACTCTCCTCTTGATAATGAGCCGCGACCGCAAGCGAGCGGTCCGGCGTTTTTCACGATGAGGAAGTTGCGGAAGCACTTACCGGGCCGCGACCCATCGTTGCTGAGCCGCGGCCGTGAGGGAGCGATCCGCAATCCCGCAAGTTCCTCGATCCGTCTACATTACTAACCGCCGAAAAGCCTCGCGCCGCGAAGATTCCCGCACCGAAGCTATTACGACACTGAGACCCCGGAGCCTCACTCCCCGCGTCCTCTGCCACCTCAGCGTCCTTCGGTTTTGACTTTGATTCTTGCTTTTTCCAACGTCTCTGCGGTAAGTGTTCGTTTGCTACGTATTCACCTGCACGCCCGACGAATTCCGCAGAATGCCGCAGCCGTACAGAATGTCCACGGTGAACTGCTGCGCCAGCGTATCCGGCTGGTAGCTCATCACCACGCGCATTCCGAAGTTGCCCAGCTCGGCGTACTCCGCGATGGCCCCGGTGCCTGGCAGCGGTTGCGGCAGCCGCCGGATCACGAGCCCCAGGGCATCCCGTGTAAATGCCAGATTATGTGTAGTTACAGGGCTGCTCCCGGTGTACTGCACAAACTGCGACCGGAATACGAAAAAGTCCTTGATCTTTCCGACCGTCCCGTCGATCAGCGCCTTCAACCCGGCATCGCCGGCAGTCTGAAACTCGCTGAAGCGCGGAATCTGCCGCCATGCCGAATACGTGGCCGCGTCCACAACCATGTACTTTTCCGAAGCCGGCGGCACCTTTGCCAGGAACAACGCTGTTTCTGCCGCGTCGATCACGCTCTCTGTGATCGCCGTTCCTGGCGTGCCCACCGGAGCGTTAGCCGTGAACCCCGCGTACAAGTTCAGCAGATCGTTCTCCACCTTCTGTGCGATCGCCGCCACCGCCGGCTGCATGTAGATCTTCAACAGATCCGGCACCGCCAGCACTTTGGTTACGTCCGGAATCTGGAAAGTCGCTTCCGCGTGCGTGTTCAGCACGATCTGCGCATTTCCCAGATTCGGATTCTGCGTTTGCACCGTTCCGCCCTCGAGGATGTTGTTTGCTTGCATCACAGGGGGGATCGGCACGTTAATTGTGTCGCCGGCATGTGCCAGAGCTGGCTCATAATCGCGATTCACCAGGTTCCCCATAATGAGGTTCCCTACCAGCACCGGCAATGCATCCGCCGCCACCAGCTTCACAATCGCGTTGGCGACATTCGCTGAAGTAATTGCTGCCATTTCTTCTCCTTGTTCCTTTCTTCTTGCCGGCTACTGCGACTCGCTCCCGCTCGTCTAGCCGGAACTTCTCTACAGCCCGCGAAGGGTCTGCGATGCCACGCGTACGATTTCCTCTCGTACCCGCTCCATCTCCTCCGCGCTCATGCCTGGCCGGATCTGTTCGAGGGTCACAGAGTCTCTGCCTCCACCGGGGGCTTTGTGGGTGGCCGTCATTCCCGTTCCGCCCGGAATTCGCGCCGGCAGAAACTCCGGGTTCTCGTTGACGAAACTCGCGAGGTACTCCTTCACTGGAACGTCGCCATCGTCGCCCCGCGCCACCAGTCGGCCATCTTCGTTGCGCACAATCCCGTCTTGCACTGCCTTGAATGCCAGGTCTATCTTCGATACGCCCAGCCGTTGCAATTCTGCTCTCACTGCGGAACTGCGTTCTGCTTCCGCCGCCGCTTTGTGACTCCGCTGGTTCTCAGCAACCAGTTCGTTCATCCGGCGCTCCAGTTGTTCCCGGCGCTTTCGTTCCTCCAGCAACTCCGTCTTGTACGCCGGTTCGCTCCTGGCCTTCTCGCTATTCGTGAACTCCTGCACCGCCTGCCGCACGATCGCTTGTATGTCGATTCCGTCCATATGTCTCCTTGGGAACACCTACTCCCCGTGTTCGATCTCCTCCACCACTGTGTTTTTGATGTCCTGCCGTGCGTCACTCAGGTATTTGAGAGCCAGCCTCTTAAAAACCTCCTTCCTTAAGGTCTTCGACTCGATCCCAAGGCCTAGTAACTTCTGCGCATCGTCTAATTCCGTGCCTAAGTCGTTGATGTCGAACTCATCTATGCCCGAAACGTCGATCGTGAACCTGTCCTGTCTCGCCGCTGCGATTGTCCACAGCGTCCGCTTCATCGCATTCTTTACCGCACTGCCGTAAGCCCGCAGCACTTCTTCCGTGGTCGCGAAATCCAGCTGCTTGCTCACTGCCGACTGGCGAGCTCCCGTGCCTGCCTCACCAGATTGGATCGTCAAGTAGCAAACCCGATAAATCTCGTCTCGCAGATTCTGCAGGTTGTCCGCTGCAATCTGGTAGACCTTGCCTTCCGGTTCGGTCCACCCGAATCTGTCGTCCTTCCCCAGCTGGATGTAATACGACTCTCCGACTACCTGCTTCCATTCCCGGTCTGAGTACACTACCGGGGAAGCAAACAAGCCCATCGTGAGAGCCCAAGAAAGAGCGTTCGACTTATTGAAGTGCTCCAGCTGCAGTGAGGCTGCCTTGTTCATCAGCCATAAGCCGTCCGAGACTTTTATCTCCAATACCGGCACGCGTCCCAGCGATGCCAGCCCATGCCGCCCTTCATCGACTAACTCGATCGGACTCGATTCCCCGCGCTTCCGGTAAATCTGATAGTGTTCACGGTCGTAGTAGATCCACCGCGTTTCCTTTTCCCACTTCGCATCCGTGACGTTCGACTGTTGCAGGCACGATGTCCGCAGCACGATCCAATCCAGTCCGCCTAGCTTGTCGTGATTCCAGTTGATGACCTCGTCCGCGCCGTAGTCCATTAGGTACGCCCGCGATTGCCCGCACGCATCTTCCTCCGCCCGCGTGCGCGCTTCGCCGTCAATCTTCGGAAAATCGATCACGATGTAGCTGCTTCCGCAAACCAGGGCCTCCACGAACCGTTGCCGGAAGAACTCCGTCAGGCGAGTTCCTTTAAGATCGCAATCCTCCGAGAGCGCAGCATAAAAGTTCTGCGCCGCTGGATCGCTGCCCCCAAGCATCAGCGCCGGTGCGCAGCGCATCAACGTCGCCGCATACCAGTCGATAATCGATCCGACATAGTTCTCGTAAAACACCCGCGCCAGTCGCTCCAGGTAGATATCGCCTGGCTCCTTATGCCGCCGTACCAGGTACAACGAGGCGTTCGAGCGTAACTGTTCACCGCCCGTATAAAGGTCTTTGTACTGCCGCCAGATCGCTTTCCGCGCGACGTACTCGGGATGCTCCCGGTTGATCGTTTCCATCACTGAAACATCCTCACCTGCTGCTCTCCAATCGGCGGCAACGGCCGGCACTCCTCCCAAATCAGGTACCCAAGCGCATCCGACGCATGGGTCCGCATGCGATCGCGGTCTTTATCGATCTGTCCCGTGTCGCCCTTGTAGCAGACCTGCTCGAAATCCATGATCAGTTCCTTGCATTTCCTATCGATGAGCAGCCCGATATGCCCGCTGGCCGACTTTAGCTTTGTGTTCATCAAATTAATTCGCTCGCGCACACTCGGGTTGGACCTGGGAACTTTGTAGTCCACGTCCAACGGCGAGTAAGTCTTGAAATGTTCCTTCACCATGTCGTAATCCGACATTCCCGACGTCTGCTGGGCGAATCCCGAAGCGTCCCCGTAAATGTGAACTCCCGGTTCGTGTTTCGGATAACGTGTCAGAAACGCCTCCACCGCCTGCCGCGTGGTCGCGTGACGGATCACGATTTCATCCAGCACCGTCACCTGCCCGCTCGCGATTTGCGCGATCACTGAACTCATTGGGTCGACGTTGAAGTCCAACGCCCATAGGATTGGCTTTCGGCGATCGAGACTGAGAACGCTCAAATTTTGCGACTGTTCGAACGCGCTGTACACGCGGCTGCCATCCAGGCTGAGATACTCCCCCAGCACCTCTTGCGCATAAAATTTCTCGTCGTAGCTATCCCGTAAACGCCTGTAAAACTCGGGATCGCGTTCGAGCAAATGCCTGTTTTCGCTGGGTTTCGCCAGGATTGTCTTGTACCCACGCGCCGGTTTCCCGATAAACTTGCGGTATACCCAGTCGTAACCTTTTGGCGTCCACGCCGCGAATCCGCATAACACAGACGCCTTCGGGTCTCGCAGTCTGCCTTCGAGCCTTAGCCACGCCTCTTCCTGTGTGTAAGTCAGTTCATCCAACCCGAACCATGCCAGATTCGTGCCGCGCAGCCGCTCGAAGTCGTCCACCGGCCGAAATAGGATTCGCGACCCCGTATCGATCATTACCAGCGCATTCTCGGCCTTATTGTGGTCGTAAGGTATGTTGTTTGCGCCCAGGATCTCGAACAGCGTAGCCTGCGTCGCATCGCGCAGCATTGGGTAAGTCGGAGCGCCCAGCAGGCCTGTCCGTCCCGGATTTAAGTAAGTGAGCCGGATCGTTTCTTGGCATAGTGCCTGACTCTTGCCGCTTCCAATTGGTCCCGAGTATCCTTTATAGCGGGCCGTACACTTGTGAAATGCTTTTTGTGAGTCCAGAGGATCGTAGGCTATTTCTCGGTATCTGACAGCGTGTCCGGACTCACCCATGTCACTTTGATCTCCTTGGCCTCATCTTCCTGCCCTAACTCCTCTCCTAGCTGTAAAAGCTTCATGTACTCGGCAACTGTCGGCTCGTACCCCGCTTTCGTGATCTTGTTCTCAAACTGTCCCAGCGTCTTTTCGAGAAGTTCGTTGACCCGAACCTTGGTACGCACCTGTTCCCAGTGCTCACATAGCCGGCAGTTCTTCGGAGCCTTCTCCTTCGATTGCCCTTTTTTTGCCATCCATGGTCCCCAGAATAGAAACGGCCCCGCAGTTTTGCGGAGCCACCCAATCTTTCTACGCCCCTGAGAGTAGCACTCACCCTCTAACGCGCTGCCCTCGCTGTCTTCCGAAGTACGTGAAAAGAAAAGAAATATAGTTCTTACCAATTTGTGACCGTAAACCGGCCAATCTCGAAAAACGCAGAGGCGGGATTCTTTTTCAGCTTAAATTCTGATACTTAGGAGCGAAGGCGGGGCCGCGGAGTCATGTGCCTTGGCGGGTAGCGATTCCGGGGCATGCCTTCGCACCCGTGATCGTCTTTATCCCACGTTCCG